CAGCTTATGGTTCAGGCGGCACAGTATCTTTCCGAAGACGTTGTGACAAGGCAGATATGCACTATTCTTGGACTGATAGACGAATATGACGAAATTCAGAAACAGAAATCAGCAGATGATCTGTCTGTTGTAAAGGTGGTTAACGATGATGCACAAAAAATTATTAGCGGAGTTCCGAATGATGAAAACACGCCCGCTGACGGCGAGTAAATATCGTGAAGAGATCTTCAAGGGCATTGAAAGAATAACAGAGCTTAAAAACAATTTCATTATAACCACAGCAGAATATGAAACCTTATACTTGCAGTATATGCACGAATTGTTCATGGTAGATAATTCAAGGAGTGATGCTAATGTGGGAAAATGAAGAGTATTTCGACGAAGAACATGCAGAAGCTGACAAGGAGCTTGAAAGAATTATTGCACTTATCGCTTTGATCTATCACAAAGCCGCTGAAAAGGTGCAAAAGAAAGCATTGAAATATATGCGTGATTTTGATGAACAGGACAAAGAGAAAAAGCGACAGTATGAACAGGGCATAATTACATATGACGCTTACAAGACGTGGAGAATGCAGATGTTCTCCACATCTTGGTATAGTCAGATGTCGCAGGACTTGTCAAGGGAAGTGGCACAAGCAAAGCTGACAGCGGCAGGCGTTATAAACAAGTCGATACCTAAGATCTACACAGGCGGCTTCAATTGGTCGTGGTATTCTGTTCAACGTGAAGCAAAGAAAAGTTTTGGGTACAGACCTATTGTCAATACCAAAACAATGGTTAAGCTAATGCAGAATGCACGGTTACTTCCTTCATATGTGACAATTGATGAAATGTTAGCTGTGAGCCGAAATCAAAAGTATTTGAACACCGCTGTTATGCAAGGCTTGGTAAAGGGTGAATCTGTCCCCGACATAGCAAAAAGGATCTCCGTTGTAATGCCGAACAATGATATGAATGCTTCCGTAAGGACTGCCCGAACGATGATAACGGCGGCAGAAAATGCGGGACGTTACGAAGCGGGACTTGATATGCAGTCAAAAGGCATAGAGATATCCCGTGAATGGGTCGCAACACTTGATGACCGTACACGGCACGAACACAGAGTGCTTGACGGACAGATAAAGAAGTTTCCCGAACCGTTTGAGGTTGACGGAGAAACTTTACGCTTTCCTGCTGACCCGTTAGCGTCGCCGTACTTGGTTTTCAATTGCCGTTGCACGACAAGAAATCACTACAAGGGAATATCGGGGTATGAAGACTATAGGTCAGATGCATATATAGACGGCGTACCTTACAATGACTGGAAGAAAGAAGGTGTGTGAATGTTTGATTTCGATATGGATATGAGCATTGACTTTGAATCCATTGCAAAGGAGCTTGACGAAAAGACAAACACACTGCTTGAAATCCTCGGCGGCAAGGTTGAAGGCAATGCTAAAGGAAGCATCACCAAAGCCCCCCGTGTTGATACGGGCAGAATGCGGAACAGCATTGCTCATGTTGTCGATAAGGAAGAAAAGTCAGTGACTATCGGCACACCTGTTGAATATGCCGTTTATAATGAGCTTGGGACGGGCATATACGTTCAGGGCGGCAGGCAAACACCGTGGGCGTATGTGGACGCAAAAGGTAATCTTCATTGGACACGGGGTATGAAGGGAATACACTTCCTGAGAAACGCAGTTACTGAACATTTAGCAGAAATTGCCGAAGATTCAGAAAATTTTTTGAAAAACACTTGACAAAATAACGAAATTATGTTAATATTTGGGTAGTAAACAGCAAAGAAACGCTGTCTGTAATAAAATTAGGCATATCGGCAAAGTACCGCCGACGAAGAAAAGGAGTTTATCTATGTCAAATTTTACAAGAAAATTTTTAGGTGCGCTCGGAATTGAGCCTGACAAAATCGACGAGATCATGAAAGCTCATGTTGAAGTCACAGACGGACTGAAAGACGAGTTATCCAAAGCAAGAGACAGTGAAGAAGAACTGTCTAAGACGAAGGCGCTTTTACAGAAGGCAGAAGATGACCTGAAAGCGGCAAACGAGAAGCTTGAAGCGGTCGAAAAGGACGATTACAAAGGAAAGTATGAATCCAAAACTGCCGAACTTGAAGAACTGAAGAACAGCATTGCAAGCAAGGAAAAGCAGGCAAAGCGTGAATCAGCACTGAAAGCAGAGTTAAAAGCGGAGAAGTTTAGTGATGATGCTATTGACACCATTTTCGACAGCAGAAGAAATTATGCTGACAAGGTGGAAATCGGCGAAGACGGAAAAGCCACAAACATGAAAGCCGTTATCGAAGAGATAAAGACAAATCATGCAAAACTTATCCCGCAGGAGATAGTCAATAAACATCAGCCACAGAATCCCCCGAACGATTCGGGCACAAAGCCTATGAAGACCCGTGATGAAATAATGGCTATAAAGGACACAGCCGAAAGGCAGAAGGCTATTATGGAAAATCCCGAAGCTTTCAAGGGCGTTGTGGTAAAGTGAAAGAGAGGTATTTTTTATGGCGGCAGTAGACCAGAACACTGTTGTAAGCACTGATCTTACAGCGGCAAGAACCATTGATTTCGTATCAAGATTTGTAAACGATATAAACGGCATAACTGCACTGCTCGGCGACGTTGTGAAGTCGAAGAGAGCGGCAGGCACAAACATTGTTGTCAAGAGGGCAAATGTTACCCTGAACAATACAGCAGTCGGTGAAGGTGAACTTGTTCCTTATAACGACGTTAACTATGTAGAAGAGACCGTCGGCACACTTACATTCGACAAGCAGAAGATTGGCGTATCATTTGAAGCTGTTGCAAAGCATGGCTACGTTGCGGCTGTACAGTCGGCAGATAATGACATGATCTTCAAGCTTGAAAACAAGCTTATAAACAACTTCATCGCCTTCCTCGGAACAGGTGAGCTTGAAGCAACAGCCGCAGATTTTCAGGCGGCGCTTGCCGAAGCAAACGGACAGGTAAGAAACTATTTCGATTCTATCGGTAAGGGTATTTCAGGCGTTATCGGCTTCTGCAATACTCTTGATGCTTACAGATATCTCGGAACTGCAAACATCACAGTACAGTCACAGTTCGGCATGGACTATATCGAGAACTTCCTCGGATATTCTAAGCTGTTCCTGTCAAGCCGTGTTCCTTCAGGCAAGATTTACGCAACACCTTCCGAAAATATCCGTCTTGACTATCTTGATCCTTCCGACAGTGATTTCACTAAGGCAGGATTTGAGTTCACCACAGACGGCATTCTTAACCTTATCGGCGTACACATCGGCGGTAACTATGGCACTGTTGTTTCCGAAACTACCGCAGTAACAGGAACTACACTGTACGCAGACTACATCGACGGCGTTGCTGTTGTAACTATCAGTACAAACCCTTAACGGCGAACTTATCGGGGCTGACAATAGGTTTGCTGACACTTGATCCTGAGTTTGAAAGCTCGGTTACTGTGTATACAGCCAATACCACAAATGCAAGTAACAAGATCACCGCAACACCTGAAGATGCAGACGCTGAAATCACTATAACAGTAAATGATACTGAGATAGAGAATGAAGGCTCTGCAACATGGGAAAACGGCGAAAACGTTGTTACCGTAAATGTGAAAAACGGTGATGCTGAAAAGACATACACCGTAACAGTAACAAAGGCATAATGAAAGGAGAAAGGCTTAATAATCTTTGATGATTGTTAAGCCTTTTTCTAAAAATAAGGCGGTGAAAAAATGAACATCACAGAGATTTGCGCATATTGCAAGAATTACTTCTTGAAAAGTATTGTCGTTGGTGAATTTGAGATATCCAACAGCACTATAACAGGCGTTGAGGGTATCAAAGAAGGACAGTATTTCCGTATCTGCGGAAGTGATCTTAATGACGGCGTTTATCTGAATACGGAAGACGGTCTTTCGGATTTACGGGACGAAAATTTCAGCGGGTCGGTATGGTTGATGTCTGTGCCGCCTGCATTTATTGATATTTGCAAAGATATCATCAAATGGCGTGAAAAATACGAGAGCGCCGACAGCGTTAATATGTCGCCTTTTACATCTGAATCTGTCAGCGGCGTATATAGCTACTCAAAGAGTGGTGGCGGCAACAGCGGCGGCGCAAACACAACATGGCAGACGGCATTCAAAAGCCGTCTTATCCCCTACAGGAGAGTGAGTGAAAGATGAATATATCAGACACCATACTTGCAGATTACGAAGAAGATTGTGTGATATACGATAAGGTCACTACAACAAGTTCCCGTGGGGGTTTTGACGTTCGTATGAAAGCAGGAGCGACATTTAAAGCAGTGATAACGCCCGACAACAGCTTTGTGTCACAGATAGCGCAGAAACAGACCGAAACAAAGCAATACAGAGTAACGACAAAGGGAAATATTACTTTGAAGCAAGACGATTATATCAAGGCTTTAAAGAAAAACATCATTTTGCGGATAGCAAAAGACAACACGGCAAAGATAGTTCCCTCTTCATCTACCCTTTTTCCTTTACGTTCGACGATTGCTGAAGAAGCGAGGTTGCCACATGACGAAATTTGAAGCGTTGGTTGCATTCTATAGTTCGTTCGGTATTCCTGCCTATGAAGAAAACAGTATCTACGCAGTAGATGCCGCACCTGAGTTCCCATATCTCACATATGAACTTGCCCTTGATAATTACGAGAGCGGAGAAATTGCTTTAAGTATGTCCCTTTGGTACAACGAGTACAATTGGGGCGCACTGGAAGACAAGACCGCTGAGATTGCCGAATCTATCGGAGAGGGCGGCAAGTTTATTTCTTTGGGAAATGGTAAATACATATGGATAAAGAGACGGTCACCGTTTGCACAGCCTGCGGATAGCCCTGCAAGCAGTACCATAAAACGAATGATAATAAATATATCTGTTGAGTTTTTAACTCGATATTAAAAAAATTAAGGAGTGAAAGTATAAATGGGAAGATTTACAAGAATCTCGGAAGATGCATTTGACGCATTACAGACAAATGCAGGCGTTCTTCTGACAGAATTTGACCCTGCAAACCCTTATGTTATCCCGTCATCGGACAGCATTCTTGCTACTACTACAGGCGGCGTTAACCCTGTATGCTCGGCTGAATATTCAGATTTCGGAGAAGACGTTGACAATGTACCGAATAACATGTTGGAGTTCAAACAGCTTACGGGTTGGACTTGCACAATGGGATTTACTACGATCAAGTTTAACGCTGAAAATACAGTATGGGCGCTCGGTGCGGCTGACAAAACACTGCTTGCAAACGGTGTTGCTGTCGTTAAGCCCCGCAGTAACGTTAAACTGTCTGACTACAAGACAATATGGTGGGTAGGTGACAAGGCAAACGGCGGCGCATATGCAATTAAGCTGATGAATGCCCTGTCAACAGGCGGTATGTCCGTTCAGTCTACAAAGAACGGCAAGGGCACAAATGCTGTAACCCTGACAGGTCACGTTTCAATCGAAGCACAGGACGTTGTACCTATGGAGTTTTACGACATTCCCGCACCTGACGAAGAAGTCACTGTCAAGGTAACACAGAACCTTACAAACGTTACAAGCACACTGACCGATACAAGCGCAGTATTCGGTAATGCGCTGAGCGCAACGCTTACCGCTGGATCGGGCTACAGAATTGGTGATGTAGTCGTAACAATGGGCGGCGTTGACGTTACCGCCGAAGTTTACGCTACAGCAAGCGGAAAAATCACAATAGCGGCTGTAACGGGCGATATCGTGATAACTGCAACAGCAACAGAGGAGTGATATTTCGATGAAGTTATCTGACATCAAAGGAAAGGCGGCTTTGAAAGCATTAGCTGACATAATGGAGTACGTTTCCGTTATCATGGCTGATGAAAAAATCAAAGAAGCTATGAGAGAAAAAGACATAAAGAAGATCGTTCCGTTACTTCTGAAGACTTATCCTGATGAAGTAATTGCCATTCTTGCCATTACAGAAGGCGAAGAGCCAAAGACATATGAAAGCAAAGTTAATATGCTCACTCTGCCCGCAAAGCTGATTGAGATATTCAACGATGAAGAACTTATGAGCCTTTTTCACTCGCAGGGTCAGATGACGGATACCGAATCTTCTGTCTCTGCTACGGAGAATACAGAGGCTTAAGCGCAGTAAAACCCTTTTTGCGGTACGTTGTTTCAAGGCTGTACAAGCACCAAGCTGAAACAGCGTACCGTATTTACGTTACGGACGCTTTACAGGCAATATCTGAAAATACTGCGCATTCGGCAAACGGTGGAAAAATGATGAACAGCCGTTGGTATGATATCATTCACCCGCCGAAGAAGATACCCGAAGATACAAGGTCATGTAAAGAAGTAACGATTTCGGTATGGAAAAATATGACGAAAGTCAAGAAAAAGAAAGGGGGAAAATGATAGTATATGGACGTTTTTGATTTACGGGGAAAGATATCTATTGACATAGACGAATACATGAACAACTTACAGACTGCCGCACATCAGTCTGTAGCGTTTTCAAAAGCATTAGGTAACCTATTTTCCCACATTGATATATCTAAGGCATTTGACAAGACTTCGCAAGCTTCCGAAAACTTCGCCGAAGCGGTGAATGATGCAGGCGCAGAGCTTGACGATGCGGCAGAGTCTGCTGAAAGCGCAGGTGAATCTTTTGATACAATTGACGGATTTGTGGAAACCGCAACAGAATCCGTTGAAGAACTTAATGAGACTGTTAGAGAAACAGGCAAGGAAACTGAGAAATCATCGAACAACACCAAAAGTTTTGCTGACCTGCTGAAAAACGGTCTTGCAAATGCCGCCCATATAGGAGCGGCGGCAATGGACGCTGTTGTAACGGCTATTGGAGCAACGACAGCGGCGGCGGCGGCAATGACAGGTGTTATCACAAAGGCTATATCCGATTTCGGCGCATATGGTGATAACATAGACAAACAGTCACAGAAGTTCGGCATATCTGCTAAGGCTTATCAGGAGTGGGACGCTGTTCTTCAGCACAGCGGAACAAGCATAGATTCAATGAGTATGGGTATGCGACAGCTTGACAATGCCCTTGCAGAGGGTAGTGATGCATTCGGCGCACTCGGTTTGAACGCTGACGAATTGGCAAGCATGGATAAAGAAGATGTGTTTGCAAAGACTATTGAAGCGTTGCAGAACGTTGAAGACAGGACGCAAAGAACAGCTTTAGCCACGAAGTTATTCGGACGTTCTGCAATGGAGTTAGGACCTTTGCTAAACACGTCTGCTAAAGATACGCAGGCAATGAAAGACCGTGTGCATGAGTTAGGCGGCGTTCTTTCGGACGAAGCTGTGAAGTCAGCGGCTGAATTTTCAGACCGTATGCAGGACTTTAAAACAGCCGTAATGGGCGCAAAGAACAGCATTGTTCAAGAATTTATGCCGTCTGTATCGACTATGATTGACGGCTTTACAATGCTCGTTGCAGGCGAAGAGGGCGCAGGTGACAAGATAACTGAAGGACTTGCAAAAACTGTGTCTGTACTTACTGAACAATCTGGAAAATTAGTTGATGCTTTTGCTTCTGCCTTTTCAAAAAATGGTGATCTGATTCTTAACACCTTGAAAACTATCGTTTCAAGCTCGATTCAGACACTTGTAAAGTTCCTTCCTGATGTTATCAAAACTGTAAGCACGATATTTCTTGCTGTGAGTGAAGAATTACCAAACGTAATGACAACGGTATTTGATAGCATAGACGACATTGCAAAGGATATTATACCTGTCGCTCAACGTTTGGTTCGTCGCCTGTTCAAGGTGCTTGTCGCTGAACTTCCTAAACTGTCGGCGGCATTTGAAGAAATAGCGCCGTTGCTCGGAAAAGCGTTTAGCAAGATTCTGAACACGGTCGTAAAACAGCTTCCTAACATCTTAAAAGCTGTTGACAGCTTCCTGCCTGCTTTGGTTGATTTAGTCGTAAGTGCCATTGATTCAATAGCAGGTCAGATACCTTCTATTCTTGACGCATTGCTTGAAGCACTTCCACAGATTCTTAACACCATAGCAACGGCATTAGCAGATAACGTTGAACCTATCTTGACAGGCGTTTTACAGATGATTGATGCTATAGCGTTGATGTTGCCTGATGCCCTGCCGCAGTTGATTGATGCGATAATCAAGACGCTTGAAATCCTGATTCCTGCTGTGCTCGAATTTATCGTTGAACACGGCGATGACATCATACAGACGATAGCTGATGTATTAATGGCAGGCGTTGAAAGCATAATCAACGTGGGCAGTGAGCTTGTAGGCGCACTCTTAGGCGTTTTCACAAACGCTGAATGGGGCGACACTGTAGCAGAAACTGTTGAAAACTTCAAGAAGGCAGTCGAGAAAAAGTGGGAAGACTTCATCGACATGGGCGGTGACCTTATCGGCAAGATCGTTGAGGGCTTCAAAAACGCAAAGAGCGGATTTACAACAGCCGTTACCGAATGGGGTGACAGCGTACTTGAAACTGTGAGCGGAATATGGGAAGATATCAAGACATTTTGGGGCGGTTTGTATGATAAATTTAAGGAAATGGGTAGTAATATCATAAATGGTATTGTGGAAGGCTTCAAATCGAAATGGGAAGAAGTATCAGAGAGCGTGAAGGACTTTGCGTCGTTCATGGTTGATGATATCAAAGACCGTTTTGGCATAGCTTCACCGTCAAAGGTGATGCGTGATAAAGTCGGAAAATTCCTTGCTGACGGTATCGGCGTTGGTTTTACATCCGAAATGGATAAGGTCGCCAAAGATATGAACGCTTCGCTTGACGGCATTACAAGCGTTGACGTTGACTACAGCGCAAACGTAAGCGGCGACGCTTCTTCAGGTCAGAGCTTACCGCAGACAATGACTTTGAATCTGATGCTTGAAAGCGGTGAACAGCTTGCAAAGGTAACATTCCCGTTCATCGAAGCACTTTCAGCGAACGAATATGACTTAGTGGCGAGGGGGTATTGATAAGTGATAACTGATTTTACAGAGCTTACAGGCGTAAGAAGTATAACATATAACAGCGTTAATTCTCTTACGGGCATGAATGTTCTGATATGCAAAGACACTGAAATCACCACACCACAGCCTATCGTTATAGCTGAATCACTTCCTTATCGGGACGGATTTTTAAACATGAGCCGTGCAGACGGTGTTCAACATTACGGAGCAAGACAGTTGACGTATGTTTTTCTAATATCCCTTGCAGACGCTTCAGACCTTGCCAATAAGATTTCAAGCCTTACCGAATGGGTAAATTCAGGGGCTGATGAACTCACAGACAGCGACTTCAGCGGTTGGAAGTTTACGGGCTTACAGTGTACGGGAACGGAATACGAAGTGCTTCACAAGTGCGGAAACTGCATTGCAAAATTCACGGCAGTTTTCGCCTGTGACCCGTACATGACAAGCACAGCAGACCCGACAGAAAGGAGATTATAAACGTGTTTAGACTTGACTTCAAAGCTTCTCCCGAATACGGTAACCCCGACACGGGAAAGATAAACTATGTTGACGGTCATTACGTTTATGATGTCAACGAATTTTCTGTCGATTCTGACAGCATATATGACGGCAGTTTAGTTGAAAAATGGCAGGATATTAATACACTGTCATTCAAGGTTTTTCGTGAATCGCTGACGGGCGCAACACAAGACGAAAAAGATTCAAAGTGGCGTGATTTAGCGGCACAGAGAACGTCTGTCCGTTTGTGGTCGAAAGCCAAACAAAAATATGTGTTTGAAGGTCGAATTTCGTCTGCCGTCGAAG